TCCCTGTCGGCGTTAATTGATATTCTTCCTGTCATCTGAAACAATACATCGCCCGTGATGCAATCAATTACGGTAAGTTGACGCACAACATTGAAGTTATCCGCCTCTAGGGATAAATTGTAAGATACTTTTTCCGCCTCAGTTTGACCACATCCGGCCATGGGTATCAATAACGCCCCAGCACACAATAGTATTGATAATATTTTTTTCATCCCTTTTACTCCCCCTTCACCTTTTTATTTATAATTATTATCAAAAAGGAATGTCATCATCTAATTGGACTTCTCTACCAAATGGGATTGCAGGCGTTCCACCAGTAGCATTGTTGTCGTTTCGTTGTTCACTCCTTGGGCTAAGGAACCTTACATTTTCAGCACAAATCTCTGTAATGTAAACCTTCTGCCCTTCCTTGTCATAGCTGCGCGTTTGCATTGCCCCATCAACTAATGCCAATTTTCCTTTATCAAGGTACTCACTGCACAACTCAGCCAACTTTGCGCGAAATGGTGGGACTGCAATATTCAGGAAGTCAACCTCCTTATTTCCATCTGCTCCCTTCATTTGGCGGTCACAGGCTAGGGTAAAACTACATGTTGCATTGCCGTTTGTCGTATACCTCAACTCAGGCGATTTCGTCAGGCGACCAACTACTACTACTTTGTTATACATATTATCTTCCTCCCAAAATTTGATTAAGTCTCTCGCTAAATTCCTGTTCGGCCTGAGCAATGTGCATTTTGTGGATAATCCCTACATCCTGCTTTAGTACAGACCACATCTTCTCTATGGCACTCTTCAAATTGTTGTCAATATCGTCTATAACATCTTCAACCCTGTCCGCCCACTGTTTATCCCACTCCGGTTCCGGTTCAGCCAATCCTTCGAGATCATCTTTGGTTTCCTGCGTAACACAGGATACTTCTCGATAAGCTAAAACATGGGTTTTCTGATGGCATTCATCGGCTTGTTCACAACTGCTACAAGCTGAATAATTAGCGTCATATTCTCCGAAACATCCGTAATTTTTGTTATTTTTAGCATGTTTAGAAGTATCTTCCGCAATACACTTTCCTTCCTCGCAACTATGACAAAGGAGTGATTCGCATGGTTCGGAATCGTTAGAGTTTTTATTCTTACGCAATATCTCTATAGTAACTAACTTGCAATTTTCACAAGCATCACAATCCTCACAACTGTCATAGCGATTGTCTTCGTATTTTCCAAAGCAGTCTACAGACTCTTCTTTACCACCTCCCGTAACAATCCCACCCTCATCCTCTTTACTAGCCTCTGATAGTGCTTCTGTGCCCTCTACTAGCTTATCTATCGCCTTATAATTCCCCGGCGTGTTAGGTATCTCGAACGGAGCAGTTTCCATCTTCGCTTCTTTTATCTCAGCAACCTCTCTCACCTCCTTTACCACCCCTTCATCCATAAGCTTTCTCATCCAAGAATAAGCTGTACCCTTTCCAACCCCATACTTGCTCGCAACATCCTCATAGGACCCAATTGCGCCAAACTTAGCAAAGGTATCAACTTCTTCGCGCATTAGTTTTGTCTCAGGCGACATTTCTCTACCCATATCCTCATTCCCTCTCTCTCCGTACTGTTTAGCTAAATCAAGAAGCTTATTTACCATTCTCCCGGCCTGCACCTGACTTAGCCTAAGATATTTTCCTATCTCGCCTTGCGTTTTACCAAGTGTCAAAAGCTTGTATGTCTTCTGTAATCTTGGATCAAGTTGGAGAACGAAATCATTTATAATCGCCTGATATTCGATCTCATAGCTCTCAACCTTGATCGTATCCCCTATTGTCTGTGAACTATTTTCATCATCTTTCAACTCCCTATCAAGGCTGTCGATATTATTAATTCCTCGCCCATCCCTACTACGTCTTACCGTGTGGCCTAAATCCCTTATATGTCTCCGTAATTCTCTGTTTATCATTGGCACTGCATATGTCGAGAACTTAATTTGTCCACCATTTTTACCAGTAAACCTTGTCGGGTCGAACTTTTGATAAGCTTTTACAAGTCCCATATACGCAATACTCAGTAAATCATCTTTATCGAACTTTATTTCTTCATCCCTGCTTATCCACTTGATAAATCTCCATGCTTCCTTGCGGGCTAATCCAAGGTTATTTTCGATGAACTCATCTGCTGTACCAGGTAAGTGAGGGTTGTTATCCATATGGACTCTGTTTAAAAATTACTTTCACTCCTGCACCTCCCTCACCCGTTTAACTCCTGCCCAGTCAAGTAGTTTCTGACATGTCGGACACGGTATAGGATTAACTTCGTCCGCGCAAACTAGGTATAACTCTGCGCCTTGCAGTAATTCTTGTGGTGCGTTAATTAAGGCCGAAGCCTCCGCATGCACAGCTGGGCAATCGTCATAACTCCCTGTGTTATGCTCGACGTTCATCCTAACGCAAGTAGTACATGCTGTGAGCGACTGATTGTACCCAGTAGCTATAATAACCCCATCATTAGCGATCACACAGGCATATTGACGCTTTTTGCATCTACTAAGTGGTAATAATAGTCTGGCTACTTCCCAAAGGCTAGGATACTCAACCTCCCTAAAATGTTCATTAAAAAACTCGTCCAACCTGTCACTGCCCAAGAGCTTTACTTCATGCCTGTATCCAGAATCGTTTCTGACGTGGATATTTTCCTTGTAAATAAAACCCTCGTATACCTTACCACTGAATAATTCGATCTTATCTGTCCCATTCATAATGACATCTTTAATGCACTCTAATTTCATCTAGCCACCCTCTCCCTCGCAATAAATCCTGTCGCTATAGCTCGTTCCCCCGCCGTCTTAGGCACGTTTCTCCACGCCATCATAGCCTCAGATATATCAGGCTTTACGCCTATTCGCTCGCATTCCCTAGCTCCGATACATAGAGTCTTTAAGAATCTTCCCATTTCCTCGACTTGATTTGGTTCCAGCACATCGCGGTAATTAACCCCGGTCAGGTATGTTCCATCGACTATGCTTCCGATATTGGCCGGAAGATTTCTTCTGCTCCTCCAACACGCTATAGTGTTTGGTTTTATCCCGACTGCTTTTCCAATTTTTGTATCGTTTTTGCCGGAGTTGTAGAGCTGCAAGACTATTTTTTCATTGAAGGTTAGTGTTCGCATTCCGGTTCCTCCTTATCTCTCATCAGTTTTCTTCAGCACACCAACCAATCGAGCTATATCCTTCATAATCTCCTTGAACTCATTATCCTTCACGACTTACCACCCCTTCGAGCTTTTCAGCTTTCCATGCGGATTCCAATTCCCTCATTTTCAGCTGCAATTCCTCGTCCGCATTAAAACCAAGCCAAAAGGCCTTTCGACATATTTCCTTTTCTCGCTCATTCTCCGGCAATACAATTTCTTTCACATTTAGCACTCCCTACCATAAAATCATTAGACAGGTATCAAATTTCCTTGCAATAATGCAATCCACTATGTCCTCGTTTTCCAGATCAACCATTGTGAGTATTACTGTTAATTCCAACGCATCGCTATCTTTTGTCATATTGTCAGTTAATGACTCAAGTATCCCGAACTGTCTATCTGTGATTAATCCGTTGATATTCATTTCAAAGATTGTTGCTTGGAATCTAGTTATCGCTTCAGCAATCGGCAACAACAATTCCCCCTTATAGATTAGCCACATCTAATACCTGCATTTTTGGCTTGTCGAACTTAACAGGAATCATGACCTCGCCTTGACCATCCCTATTCTTGTCAAGATATACCCAATAATCAGGAGAAATCCTGTACCCCTTGCTAAGTGCCTCAATCTTCTCGTCCTCCGACATTGGCAAGAGCTTAATGAGTATGTCGCACTCGTTACGCATCTTCTTCGCTACCTGCAAGCTTCCGTCTTCGTTCAACTGAGCTAAAACTATTATTGCTATTCCTAATTCTGCTGCAATCGTTTTTAATGTCTTGCATATCAAGAAGAACTCCTGCCATTCGGTTGCGTCCTTATCCGTTCTATCCATGCGCCCGATATAGTCAACGAATGCCATCTTTATCCCTTTTTGCACATGCAGCTTGCGGATCATGCTTACTAATTTTCCTATATTCAGGGATGGACATGGGTAATGATAAAATGGTGCTTTCTCGATAACTTCCATATGGGAGAAAATACTTAACTTCTGTAACTCAGTTATCTCGCCAAACTTTACTAAATCAGCCTCAACTCCTGATAGCATGGAAGCGAAACGAAGTATAACCTGCTGCTTACTCATCTCTGAATTAGCGTAAAGTGTCCCGGCTTCATGAAAAAAACAACCACTAGATATAAAGTTTTGAGCAAATGCAGTTTTCCCTTTACCACTTTCAGCAGCTACTATGGCAAAATCTCCAGGCTTCCAGCCACCAGTTAAGCGGTTTAATTTTCCTATACCTGTACTTATACCTAAAAGCTCACCTTTGTGACTCATGCGGTATTCTATAGTCTCTCTGCCGATCCTAACTAGATCCTTGCCAGTGTCTATTTGTTCGGTATTACTTGTGATCAGCTCGGCAATGTCTTGTCCTGCCCTCTGGATGAGCTTGTCCACATCAATAACGGGTTCCTTGATTTCCTCAGCTAGTTTCTTGAGCGTCATTCTCAGACTCCGTAATCTAGCCTTGTCTTTGACGTTTTTAAACCAATAGGGAAGGGATACTGTCGAGACATGGAATCCAATGGTTTGTTTGGCATATTCCCTGTCATCAACGCTTGATAGGGTTCCTCGCTTGACTCCCTCTTTGAGCATTTCTAGATAAGTTGGTTTAACTGCCTTCATAAACAGTCCATTTAGTATGTCATACATAGCCTGGTGCCGTGGTTCGTAGAAGTCGTTAGCTTGCATTGTGGCACAAGTTTCAATCATGGATTCTTCGTTTGCCAACATGGATGCGATAATACAGCGTTCGCTTTCTATGTCGAAGTATTGATTCATTTACTCACCACGCCTTTGTTACATTGTCAGGTTGGTTTGGTTTGCTAGATTGCCTATTCTCCTTAGCATCTTTTCGTATCCACGCCCTAATGGTTAAATAATCATCTTTGGTGGTTTTACCTTTACCGCCCTTCCAATTGTTAAGGTCCTCGATTTTTCCACTTATCACATGTTCGCCAAACTCTTCACAAAGTTTAAGGTACTCTTCCTCTTTCATTTTCACATTGCTTGCATACGAGTGCTTGTCCCTATTACTACTATCGCTTACGCTTACGAATACGGGTGCATTTTCTATCAATTGATTTCCGTTGTTATCAACTGATATTATCCGCACACCTTCCATATCGGGAGTTGGATATTTGCTTTTCGTTGCTCTCACTTGTTGATGATTTTCCCACTTTGATAACTTTAGATATTGCCTTCCTTCGTAATCATAAAGGAAGATCAACCTCGCATTTACTAGGGACGTAGTCCACTTGTCAATATCCCTGTCCTTAATCTTATCTATCCTTAATGGAAAGCATTTAGCCCTGAGTATCGAAGGATTAGCAAAGAATATTCCGTAATCATCACAAACAACTAATAATCGATAAAAGAAAACTTCCTCATCAGAGGTAAGGTTATCGAGGTTTTCACTTGTGCAAATTGACTCCTTTATAATTCTGTTGGGCATTTACTCACCTTCCGCTTTATCCTTCATGCTGCTTAATTAATTCTTTAGTTTGTTCAACTATGATGTTTTTAATCTCCCTAGCGCAACCGTATGCGTCTTTATATACTTCGCTTCCGCTAAAATTAATAACAACATATCCAGCCCTAGTTAACCCTCTCCTGCGTTGGTTGTCTTTTGTTACTTGTTCTTTTGTTCTTTCATGAAACTCATGCCCGTCACACTCAATTACGTAATGTTTACCGAATCCATATTTACTAAAATAGACAGGTATCACAAAGTCTGCTCTGCATCTAAATTCCCCAATAACTATTTCGTGCTGATTTTCTATGTCTATTACGTCTGCCCCTAAACTTCTCCCAGAATCCTTTACTAATGCATCCTTCATAGCTAATGCAAGCATCATTTCAATTGGACTTTCGCAATTCATAATACAAGTTAATATAGCGTCCTTCTCCTTGTCCAACATACTAGCAATGGCCTCCGCTGACTTGTTGTCTAATTTACCTACAACATCATCAAGAACTTGATCTCCATAGATTTCTTCTGTTACCTTGAAAAACTTTGCCAATTTTATCAACTTCCTTTCCCTCTATATTATAACACAAGTTGTGTCGTTTGTATAATTTAACATGGTGCATAATAAACTTAACTTGTGTTATAATAAGTAACATATAGCTTTAGGAAGGATGATAAACTATGGCAAACGATAAACTGTATCGCTTTAATTTCGTGCTACCAGAACCCTTAGCGTCAGAAATAGATAAATACCGCAAGGAGGTCGGAACATTACCACCAAAAGCTGTTGCTATCCGTGATCTAATAGAACTTGGATTAAAGACATATTGGAAAAATAAGGATTCAGTCGGCAGAGAGGATTAATCTCTGCCTTATTTTTTTTACTCGGTCATTTCCCTTTCAGCTTCGTCAAATCTTCCGCAGCAATTGCACTTGACGCATATTTCACCGTAGGACTCCTCGAAGTTTTGGCAATCATCGCTAACTGAGAAATCAATATGAATGTTCATTTTTCACTCACCCTTCATCGCTTTTTCGAGATTCCGAAACCCCTCCTCCCTCAACTTGCAATCCTTAGAGTTTACTTGGCAGTAACAAGCCGGGAACTCGGCGTTAAAAATGCACTTTAGTATTAGGCATCTATTTTCTTGCATAGGCTACTCGATGTACCATTTGCCATCCCTAAAAAGACCACCACCAAAGCCCTCAAGTAGATTGTTTTTGAAGCATCCTAATCTACCGCCTCCGCTTTGCGTGTATCTCGTACCGCCATGCTCGATGTAAAACGATTTGCCATCCAGCCAAGCTTGTATTGCTTCCTGCCAAGTGACTTCTTTAGGGACTAATTCCCAATCATCGGCTTCGTGGTTCTTATTGATACCATTGACTAAGCGTATATTTTTGTCCTCTCCGAATCTTTCCCCATCCGTCCCCCTAAGCACCAGTAAGCCATGTTCGTCTAACTCTGCAGTATCGCCTTCTTGATTAATGAATTTAGCACTTTGATTTTCGGTTAACCCCTTGAACATTTCCCATGTTTTCATCCCTCAACACCATCCTTCGCTTTTTACTAATTACCACTGACCAAACATATCCACCAACAACCTTTACGCCCCATTGCATCAAGATCATTACTGGCATAAATCCAAATGCCACCGTCAAAAATACCCCTGAATCCACCAATGCTGAAACTATATTCGATCCATTAACTTTAACTGCGCGACTCTTATCATAAAGCAACTGGTAAGCTATCGCATCGACCAATCCAGACAAGAGAAAGGCTAAAAATGATGCTAATGCTATTCTCCCCGTTCCAAATATTGCACTAACAATTGATCCAACTACGATTAATCCGAGCATCTTAACCCACAAGCCTTTACCATGCCATTTTTCGTGCAGGTGATCCCTCATGTACATGTCAAATCCGATAAAGATAAACGCCACACACATAGTTGCCGATGGTCCGAAATGGCTTATTGTTAGGTTTGCCGCTACGATTGCAACTAGATAAATTAAAACTTGCACTTAATCCTCCTAGAATAGCCTTGGATCTCCTTGATACTTAGGCCTGTTTACTTCTTTTTCCATCCTTAAATGCCATTCGATATTGTGTAGAGTTTTGTCTGTAATTGAATCATCCTTACCCCGTCCTTGGTTTTCATAGAGCGTATGGCCGAACTTTCTCCCAATGAGCCACTTAGTGCTGTCTGCGCTATCCCATGGGTATTTCTCTAACAGATAAGCAGTAGTCAGCCCTAACGCATGGAATTTAGTATTGGGGTACTTTTCCACGCCATCCTTTGAGTAAAAAACTGTTGGTAGCCACTTATCTAGTATTGTGTTAGATATTGGGACCATACCTCCGATTCCGATTCGTTCATATTTCCTTGCCATGAACCTCAGTATTTCCGTAGGTTCACCATAATGAAACACTGGAATGGGATTAAGTCCCTGAGACTCCAAATAATCTTGATTATCCCATGTCTTATCAAAGTCTCCAATAACATCAAGGTTGAAGTATCCCTCGAAATAATGCCCCCATTGCTGCAGGAACTTGGCATACTCCACTATGTCTAACCTAATCCCTCGCGTAAAGGCACTATAAGCCCCTGAATCGAGCAGAATATCGAAGTGGTACTTATCTAAATGCTTTGCAAAAGTAGGGAACGAGAGACGATAATCCGCGTAGGAAATGAGTATTCTCTTCGCTCCACATCTCTCTAGTTCCGACAGAAACGATGGTCGATCTACTCCGAAGTATATTCGCATGTATCCTTCACGCTTTTTGCCAAAATATCCGAGGCACAGGCCCTGCAAACGACTGACCCATGCCACGCCACGACCTTAATATCTGACCTGCAAAACATACAGCCTACTAAGTGATTCTGGATACGCAATCCACTTCCATCGGCCAGCATTTCTAGGGGTGTAGTAGGTTCAAACCCCATCGTCAGTCTAAGCGATTTGGGTATTGTAATCCTCCCGAAAGAGTCCATTGTTACTGAGATTCCTAGTGGTTTCATTGGTTTATCCCCTCTCTGTAAATCCCTAATTCTTCTTTATATTTTTGAGTTTTGTGGTATCCGCAACTAGCGTACTCATAACAGTGACCCCTATACAAACAGTCACAAACGCAAACCCTAACTAATTCAGGTTCTTCCCTAGCTAATTCCCATAAAAACTCAATCCACGCCTCTCTTGTTTCCTTACTTGCTAGCCTACACAATCTCTTCCTTGAGATATTGATAATAGCCTGTGCATTGGCCTCTCCTTCGACGGAAATAAGATTAGCTTGCGAACCTACCTTATCCCTGTCTACGCCTGTCCTATCCGTTCTGCTAGTGCTTACGTGCCATTCTACGCCGACATGATGCCTAGTCATGTGAGTCTGCACCCACCATAGGAGATTGTCCCATTTCCATTTGACAAGTATTTTCCTTATGGGAGAGTGTTCGCAAAGTAACATTCTCCTTCTCCATTCACTTGTGGGATTAGTTCCTGCATCCTTGCCGATGGTGGTCATTGCAGAATCCTTGACTTCCTGCCAATTACCCTTGATTTTCAACCAACTTACTTCCACAAACAAACCTTCTTTCTCTCAATAGCCTTATCCCTGGCCTTCATCACGCCTATGATTATTTCGTGCCTATTTTGTAATGACTCAGTTGCAGCCCTTTCCTGTTCCCATCCGTAAATATTTACTCTCTTCTGAAATGCTCGATACGGGATGCCATTTTTCTTTGCTAATTTCCTCCACTTATCCTCTGTGGTTTTCCCCTTCTGAGGCGGTGTAGTTGTTGCCTTCCCCATATCCCATGCAAGGTTACGCACTCGATATTCAAGAGTAGCTTTCTTGATACCGTTTTGATCCGCAACTTGGTAATCGTCAGGAGAGATATAGTACTGGTAAGCCATAGCTACCTCCGATATTTAGCAGGTATCTTCGCTAATTCCGAGTTCCCCAAACTCTTCTGCCATGCGAAAATGTCCTTGTTATGTGGCAATTCTAGTCCGTTTCGCTCTTTCTGTATCCGCGATCTGCCGCAACCAATGATTTTGCCGACTTCGATGTCATTTAGTCCGGACATGTAGAGTTCCGTGAACAGGATGGGGTCTATTTCTGTTGCTGTGCTTTGCATTTTTACTCCTCCTTGGGGTGGCAGGGGTTAACTGCCCGTTAGTCTTATTGCGCTGCCTTCGATGCTTTGAGTTCGAGATATAATTTATCAACAGATGGCTTGTCCCAATCCTTGATGCTGTCAATTCCAGCCGCTTTATGAACATCTTCCTCAGTCAGACCAAGCTTAGCTATTTCACTCCAAAACGCTTGCCAATTTATCTTAGGACCATCATTAGGTGCTTTATCTGCGCCTGTTTCTAGCCACGCTAAGAAGTTCTTGCCTGTATCTACCCCAGGACGGAATACTAACCCGTCTACGAGTGATGTACGGTCCTTAGATGATGTAGCATTGTGGTCCTGATCTACATCAATAAACACTGTAAACTCATACTCCATACCATCGCGCTGAATAGGGTTCATGCCGATCTTTTTCACAACAGTTCTTCCGGTAGTTGGGTCTTTTTCCTGAACATGCTCCATCTTCGCTCTAAGCGTTGCAACCACATGGCACTTGCTCGTTAGGATAGACTCAACAAGTCTGTTGTGCATTGGAGTTATATCTCTCCATGCCGTCCATGAGTTAACACCAGGTCTGCCGGATTTCTCGATCTGCCCCTTCTTATCAAGTAATCCACCTTCCCCAGCCCACGCATGAGTTAGACTGTCGATGATGATTACCGAATCACCTGCATCTTCGCACTCCTTAATGGCTGCAATGTATTTTTCGGGAGTGTAGGGAGTTGAAATAGGGCATACGTTAAATACTCCTATTTCGATACCATTGTGGCTGTAATCTGCGTAAAGGTCTGCGCTGTTATTCTCGGTGTCGATAACGCTAATCTTGGACCAATCACCAGTGATACCATAAGCCATTAAAAGGGAACTCATACTTTTACCGCTACCTGCCGGACCACTAATACCAAGTCTGAGTTTAGCTTTACTGCGTTGTGCTGTTCGTCTTGCCATTGTTTATCCCTCCAACTTTATGGTCACATCTTCGGTTTCTTCTGCCGTTATTTCAGGCAACACCTCACCGGTGCTAGCAAATATCGCCTTGCCATCAACTATGGTAAGTGCCTTTTTTAACTCTGTCTTAATGGGAGTTTTCACAACCTTTACAAATTCACCCATGCCGTTCTCAGACAGATATTTAACGAGCTTTTCCTCATCGCCATAGTCGTATTTTTTGGCCTTTCGGAAGCCTACAGCACCGTATGGACTCTTCTGTTTCCATTTAGGATCAATTGCCCTCTGCTCCTTCGCATACTCCCTTACAAGCCCTTCTAGGTATTGCTTGCTCTCCTGATAAGTAACGTCCTGCTTGGCGAACCACATGTTGATTCGTTCGAGTTCGGCATTGGCTAAATTGACTTCCCCGAGTCGCTTCTTGTCTAGTGAAGATAGTTTTCTCAACGCCCAATTAAGGGAGGATAAATCCGTGATACTGAATCGTTCTTTTGTTTTCCCCTCGGAGGTTGGAGTTAGGTGTTCATTTAGTTCTTCGAGTTCTTCGTCTTGTAGCCAATTCATTAAATTACCTCCACATTCTTTACTTCTCCGTCCTCGATATAGATACCAACGCCACCGCTTTCATCCACGAGTTCACACCAGACCTGATAGTCGTTATCCTTTGCCATTTTCTCTATAATTGCCATGTGTTTCTTGTCAAGTAAAGAACCGTCATTCACTCGGATAACCCTCAAATCCGGATTAATAGCCATCGCTATAGATAATGAAACGGTCAACGCTTGTGCCGAACTAGCTTGCTCAAAGGGCAAATCTTGATAGAATACTCCACCGTTTTTAAAATCCAATCCCTCAATTGGGAATTTAGCAGCCTTCATTAAATCAGCCTTATATGTTTTTACTGCTTCCAATCGGGCAGTGTAGTCCTCCGACTCTCTTTGATGCTTGTCGTACTCATTCTTTGCAATCTGGAATTCATCCCATTCCCGGGCCTTTCGGTTCGTTTCGTCAGCGTTAGAAATTCGTTCGTTAATGTCGGTCAGTTCCCTATCCTCAAGGGTATTAATTATTTCCTTCTTGGCGTTTGCCTCGAACCACAACTTGTCAACCATTGTCTTACTCGCTTCGATTAGTTCAACCCTTTTTACCTTTGCCTCTTCGAGTTCTGCGGTCTTGATGGATAAACGTTTATTCAATTCTGCTATTTCATCGACCAGATCCTCTTCGATATTATCCCGGCTAATTATCAAATCGGCATGTTTGGAATCAAAGGATTTAGCATCACCAATTAAGTCCTCTAGGTATTTCCTTTGAGCCAAATTTGCTTTATTGAAGTCCTCAACCTCTGCTTTTTCAGCCATTAACTCCGTAATACTGACCGCTTTAGTTTCTGTCGCGCCAACCTTACTATCGTAAGTAACCTTGGCTTTATCCCTATCCCTGTTAACGCCTGTCCTGCCCTCAAATACGACCTTGTAGACCGCGTTCAGGGTATCCAAGGGGTTAGTGTACTCTTGAACAACTACACCCGCCAGACGGCCTAATTCTTCAGTATCAACGCTAATATTAACAATACCTAAAAGCGTATCCACTTGAGTCTTTTTATCAGCCTTGGCAAACGCTAAGGGATCGAATGAGAACTTGCCGATAAGTTTGTCAAGCATATCCTGCGGTTTAGGATATTTAAGCCCTTGAGGGTTTTTGACTTCGAGAGTTGAACCGGATTCCGTGAACTTACGGGTGACGATCATTTCCCCGAGGTCGAGGACCACATTAGCCTTCTTTTCGCCTGTTCTTATAGGTTGATCCTGAATGTTCTTAGTTCCCCCTAGCGCCCACCATATGGAGTCCAGAACCGTTGTTTTTCCTTGCTCATTAGCTCCGGTGATCTTGACCACATTGCCCTCTGGAATAATCTCGATAGCCTTTAGTTTCTTAACATTTTCAGCGATTAGTTTAACGATTTTCATATTTCTTCCTCTTTCTTCTTTTCGAATTTATACCCACAAACTGTATTAATGATCTTGGATCTACACCCACCACTGCATAGCTCATCCCACTTGCAGTAACCACACTCCTCTTCCGGTTCATCATCTACCCCGGAATACTCGTGGTCCTGCTCATGAAACTCTCGATAAAATTCTCTGCCCTTAAACAAAAGATTCACATGGTCCAAATAGTTCTAAAGTATTGCCCGATATGATAAAATGACTTTGAGTAGTTTCCTTGTCAGCCGGGGCCTCTGTTTGCAACAGGGCCTCTTCTTTTTGCTCAATTTCCTTTTTAATCACAAGATTAATCAGGGTTTCCCTGTCCACATCAATCGAAAAATACTCCGAGATAACACCATCCTCTACGCTAATTCCTGCCTTGCCTCGGTATTCTAATTCAGGGAATATTGCATTTAGCAAGGCATCTATATCGTCCCAGCTTGCATTGACCTTGGATATGATCGTGACGCGCCTTAGTGTGTTGGAATGACCGTCGATTGACCATTGCTCGATGAGTTGGCTGTCTTCTAGATCTTGGATGGCAGATAGTTCATCTTTGGTTAGCTTTCTCATGTTGGTTGCTTCCTTTCTGCCCAATTTAGACAGTCCATCCTTGAGAAAACCGGATTAAACGACTCCCCAACTCTCCTCCTGCCAACATAATCCACTACTACAGCCTTCATCCTGTCATCATCCTTCTCGGTCCCAATATCGCGCATAGCTTGTCCCTTCATAATTCGCTCCCAATGGTGATGATGCTCGGCCTTTTGATTAGAGATACGTTGTTCCTCGATCTGCGCGGCAATACGCTTTTCTTCAGCCTCGATACGTTGCTTTGTCTGTTCGGCATTATGGGCTTGGATTTCTCGATTGATCCAGCCTATTTTTGATGCATGGAATTTGATTGCTTTAGCGAATTTTTCTAACATGGCTTCACCGTTGAAAGATAGTCAAGGCATCCGGAACAAACCATGGTCCCGTTATGATGCCTGAGTAAATCTTCCATTCCTCCGCATACTACACAACTGGGTTGATACTCCTTGAGGATTATCTCGCCATCTGCGTCTACGAATATTTCCAAGGCATCCCCGTTGGCGATTGACATAGTCCTGCGAATTTCCTTCGGGACAACAATTCTCCCGAGTTCATCAACTTTTCTTACCACCCCTGTTGATCTTTTCATTTCAATCCCGCCCTCCTCTTCCTCTTATTCCTCGGACGCTTTGCCATAATTGGCACAATCTCCCGCTTAGAACATTCTCCCTGACAAAATGGAAACATCAGATTAGTGAACCATGTCCCTTCTGTACTAATTTCCCAAGTTCTACCACATGAGCAGGTTATCTTAACTTCACCGTCAGGCAGGTTGACTTCTTTTCCACATAGACACAATTGAGGTTTTTGCTTTACCATTTGGATACCTCCTTTATTAAACTAAGTAGCCCTTGCTATTACAGTACTTACAGGCTTTCCATGGTGTACATTTTCCTAAGTCAACAAACCATCCTTCTAACATCTCAACTATCCGCACCCCAGATCCTTTCTGTCCAACTTCTTCAATGGGTTTGGGGCAGGTATCCTCGCAACACTCCTCGCATTCCTCGCACGAAGTTACAAGTGGCATATTTTCGTGGTAAATAGATTCGATGGTCGGTGTTATTTTTTGATCCCTGAAAATCTGATGGTCCTTGCATGAGTAAAGCAAAATGTATGGATATCCCTCAAATTTATGGTAAGGTCCCTTTCCTAAATATAGGTGAGTTGGACCTCCTTCGAATTCGTTGATTACTCTTGGGGTATTGAGTAATTTATTTTTCACAGCTTGTCCCTCCTAAATCCTTATTGAATCGTCTAACTCCTTCTCGATCCGCCCAACTTCTTCCATTAGCTCTTTAAGGCCACTTGCTTTACTGACCAATATTTGATGCTTGAGAAGAAACTTGTAGCAGGAGTTTAAACTTGGCAGATAGCCCAGCACCTTGAGTTGTTCCTCACCCTGAGTTCCGTCCTCGTTTGTATCGAACTTTGGGGGAACGCTCCTTTGGTTTACCTTGAATTGGTTGGGGTCGGATGTTACACAGAATTTGTTTCCGATGTTGATTCTCATTGAACACCCACCTCGCTACCGAGCAGCTTTTCAATGTTCATCCTCACCGCAAAAATAGCAGCTAGTTCCCTTGCGAACTCTTCGTCCTCGGCCTTGAGATTAGTCATGATAGCTTCCATTTCAGAGCGAACATCCTTCAGGACGGCTTCCTCTTCCCTTAGCCCGGTCAGTGTGCTCTGGAGTCCCGAGAGAAGGCTAGTCTTGCGACTTTTGGACTTAGCACCCTTTGTCATTACTTTTTCGATTGCACCATTTTTTAAAATACTCAATTTGTTTCCTCCTCCTACTTAATTAGCTTGGATGTAAACTCTTTCACTTGACCCTCAGTTAACTGTACCGACTTCAGCGCATCCTTAAAGTTTGGAATGTACTTTGATTGGATGCGTTGAGATTCCTGGTAGGATAAACGTCTTTTCTGATCTTTCCTCACTTGATTACCTGCTTTCTGGTGTTGCGTTGGAATCACTCCTCTTCTTTCCACCCAATCAAAGTTTCTCCAACCCCTGCACATTCATCGCAAACTGCATCATAACCACTTCCGTATCCAGAAAATCCACTTCCTTCACAGGTGTTACATGGTTCCGTTATTGGTTCTCTTGTCACCTTAGTAAGCACTCCTCTTCCCAATTAAACTCCGCATTTGAGCAAACAACCTCGCCATAGGATTACCTGAGCTACCCAAATGAGAGATAACCTTGTCCACAGCCTCGCGTTTCTCCTTGCGAGTTTCCTTCTTGCCACCCCAAACGAACTTTTTCACATACTGCGGTTGAGTTGATTCGATGTACTCCCAGTAGGATAGGCCGCGTGATTTGGCAGCTTGACTGATTTGGTTGGATGGATTTTTAGATTTCAATTTGATTCACTCCTTGTTCTTTAAATTAATCTAAGTTCAGCTACTTCCTGAATCAGCCCAAACGATTGGTTGATATAGAAAATTACTTCGGATTCAGTAAGGTATGGTTTGCCCTTAATAGTTGGTTCCGATAATTCGCGAAACATTTTACTAGTCATTCTGTAGATCAATTCAATTCACTCGCTTTCTTTTAATTAATACCTCGTTAAAATCCTAAAACTAATCTCTGCCACTCTGATAACATCCGATAGACTCGTCCTGCGCTTGAAACCAATGTTGTTGACCATGATGTCAGTCGTGGTTAGGTCCATGAGGTGTGCGAATTGGGATGTGGTTAGTGGTCCTGTGGTTTGTTCGAGGATGGATTTTAGCATATTAGTGTCTCGCTTTCGTTGAATTTAGGTGTGTCCAGCTATCACGCATTTGGAAGCGGACAGCAGTATGGAATTCCGCTACCGTCTCCGGCATGACTTGCTTTTATCTTGGCGCACCATACGAGCATACCAACTTCACCATAAGGACATTTAATGCAGTCCGTGAACGTGATCTTTCCAGGCAACTTAATACGTAGTCTAAAATCGTGCTTGTAGCTACCTATGACCAACATGTGGTTCGTGGTCTTCTTGACGCTTGTTTTCATTCGCTCACCTCCCTCCAACTAACCGATCGTTAGCCTTCTTCTGACTTTTCTGTAACATATCTTTGATCTGGTAATAATCTAGATCCATCTCATAAAGTACAGCGATTTTATTAGTGACGCTTTCCACGAGTTCCAACTCATCGGCTGTCATGTAATCCAATGCGACATCCTTCTTACTTGCTCCACGCTCCTTCCTGATCGTGGAGGCTACTTTACCAAGAGTAGTTTTATAGGATAAATCGGTAAATAGTTTATAGTCCCATTTTCCGTGTTTGGGGTTTTCTTTGATCTCATCAGTTAAGGTCCTACGAGTTGGCTTCAGTATCAATTTCCCCATTTGACGTTTTTGAAGTTCAGTACGCATTCGGTAGAACTGATCAACTAGTTCGGTTTTGAAGGCTACAACGGTTGGAGTATTCTTTAAAAATGTTATAAGTAGAGTTGCTTGTTGTTCATTAAGTAGTGTTATTTCCTCCGGACGGCCTCCTGTGCTTTCTGTCTCATGTGCGACCAAAAGTCCAAATGTTTCAAGCGATGATTTGTGTAAATAAATTTGCTTCTTAATGTGCCTGTGACCAACTCCTGTAAAATCAGAGATTACCTTAGACGTAGTAAATGGTATTGCCTTGATAGAGCTTGGTTCGAGGAAAACTAAATTACCCATGCTTATCCTCCCTATTTGTTACACTACCCCCAATACTGACTTGTAAAAACTCCAAGTCCTGCACCTGCTTCTTTAGTGACGAAATCTTTTCGCCGATCATCGCATTTAAGAAGAAAGCTGAACTAGCTTTATGCGTCAATGTGTGGTTATTGAGGGTTTGGTGAATGAACTGCCGACTAACTCCAAACTTTTCGGCAACGTCTTCGTTGTTATAGCTTGTTAATCGTTTGAACTCACTTACTAATTCCTTCTCCGTTATCTCCACCTCCTTGACGAAACGATTCCAAAACATACATTTTCTAATACTTTTTTGCAAATTTGTCATAATACCCTATTGACCAAGCTATTGCTTTGGTGGTATATTAGACACAGTTAAACAAGAGCACAGCAAACACACCTGTTGCGTTGTGGGAAGGTTGAACTCAGGTACTTCAATACCTGAATCGTTCTGTGGTGGGACGAGAAATTAATTAGAGCGTGGTTGCTCAATCGACGTACTTTCGGCTTATCAATACTGGTAATATTGATGGACTGGAAGTGCGTCAAAACGCTATAACCTCAATAATGTTTACCTTCTGCTTGCGTGGTAAGTGCAATTGGAAGGCTTGTTTAAGGTTAAAGAACTTTTTGAAAGAAATAAAAAATATTACTCTGCCTGAAATAGATACCCAACTTCGACCTCAAGAGCTTCGGCAACCCGTTTGAGCGACTTCACGCTCGGGCCGTGCTTTCCGTTCTCTATTTCACTCAGAGTGCTTTCTCTCAGCTTTGCGCGTTCTCCAAGCTGACTTAGTGTCCATTTTTTCATATTTCTACATTTTCGAATTTGGCTGCCGATTGTCAACGTCTTCACCTCCTTATACGAAATAATTGTTATGGAGTAGTTCTGGTAAGCTACTCCATAACATATATATATTATACTTCGAACATCTCGAATAATCAAGCCTTATATTGGGTATATTATCTATTATAGAAAGTTTATTTTAGGATGACGCTTATGAATATTATTTTAGATAGGATGATGATTGATGGACTACGGCCACAAGATAAAGTATGTTAGAGAAAAGATAAGGGATATATCCTTGACTGAGCTGCACAAAAGAACAGGTCTTTCCTTGTCTTATCTATCAGACACGGAAAACGGTAAATGCAACATGTCAATCAGAGCCTTAGAGAAGGTAGCCAAGGCATTGGGTGTTGACTCGGCATATCTGTTAGACAATAATATTATGTCTCTTCGTAAGTTGGTTGAGCTTAACAATGTTGACCTTCCGGAGGATCTGGTTGAGTTTTTTGCTAAACAAGAGAGTCTACCTTACGCTATGTTAGCCAGACAGCTTTACAACGAAAAAATAGACCCCGAATTTCTTCGTGATCTTCTGGAGTCGATCAAAAAAATGAAGTCTAAGTGAATATTTTTGTGAGCATCCAATCGCAATACATCGGATGCTCACTTTTTTTTGCGCATTTTTAGATATAGGAGGATATCTAGTCGTAATTATGGTCATAAAGACCCCCTGAAGGCAGGGGAAATGTATTGTATTATAGGGTAAGAAAGGAAGTTTTGCAAATGATTGTTGAACGCGATTTAGCAGGATTCTTTAAGTGGATAGTAGTGGATGACGAACTAACTATA